GAGTTGATAGGTTGTGGTGCATTATTTAAAGAAAAGGTAGCAGAGTTTCAAGAGATGGTACGACAAGATCAATTAGTCGCGGTCTAATCTGCTTTCTTTTAGAATCTCTGCTAGTATTTCATAACCTAAATCTTCAGCTAAATTTTCAATATCTTCAGCTTCTAATCCGTGGCTACAAACATGATCTTTGAAATAACATTTATCTTTAAGTAAAGACCTCCAATGAGCATCTTTAAATAAAGCTGTTACATGAGTTCTGTTTGGTTCGTTATTCATTGTTTTGAATCTTTGTGAATATAATTGTTTAATTTATCTTTAAAAATTTTTTGTTTAACAACATCTTCGTAATAAAAATCTAATTCGAGAGATAGTTTAGTGTATTGGAGCGAATCAATATCACCAGAGAGAAAGGCATCATCAATAGATGCCCTTTTAATTTCATATTCTTTATTACGGTTCATAATCCATCATGCCATTTAGTACCGAATGAACTCATCATTTCCTGATCTGTTGGTTCGTAATATTCGTAAGGGGAAGGAAAATCATCAAAATCCTCACCATTACATTCCCACCAATCTTTAATATAATCATCATCAATCATAATAATATCAGGATCAAATGAATCATGGTTTTGACACATATAATCGTGATACCATTCTGCAAAGTCATCAATTAAATCTGGATGTACTTTGAAGTGAGTAGCAATTTCTATTGCATGAGATTTACAATAGTTTTCAAAGTCATCAGCAGTTTGAATAGCATCTTGTTGTTTCATGTATTCATCAAGATAATACTGGTTCGCATCAACCATTTGTTTCCTCCCATTTGAGTGCATTATCTGAAAATTCCATAAGTCTTTCTAAAACTTCAGGCATGGAATAATCTCTGTTAATAGCATCATCACCAAATGCTATTTCATAAACTTCTTCAATAAATTGATCTTTAGTCTTCACCTGCTCGAAGTCATAAAGATTCTTGATGTAAGTTTTTGGTTGTTTGTTTTTTGGGTCGTAAGTCATAATTCGCTAACGAAATTCTCAATTGAAGTTAATTTTTTTAAGGTAAGTATTATTTAAAATATGTCCAATTTTTCTCCTTAGTTCGTGATCGTCATTATCTTTAGCAGCATGGTAATCTTTGATAAGATCTTGATATATCTCAGTTTTTAGCTCTACCTTCTGTTGTTGAAGAATTGACTCTATCGGAGTAATATCGTACATTTCTTCGACGCGAGAAATCCATTTGTAAACTGTTTTATCACTTACGCAATAATCAGCAGCTAATTGACTAGCTATCTTAGTTTTCTTTACATTGGAACGTAGCATCTCTGCGATTGCTTCAAAAGCTTCATCTCTAGATTCTGTTATGTTCATTCCTCCTCCTTTTCCTTATCCCACTCTACGCAATAGGAATCTACTTCTTCTTTATTAACTTCTTCTAAATCGGAATATTCCCAATCCCCATCATCATCAGTTGAGAAATCTCCTCCATCGAAATCTCTCCAATGTTCACAAACATCATCTATTTCTACATTGTCTGGTGTAGTTATATAAAGATAATGTGAAGTCATAGAAGTGACAGTTAATCTAAAATGTTTAGTCATTGGCATAAATCCTCAAATCGTTTTTGTACTTCTGCGATAACAAAAGGTTCTAAAGCATTAGGAAATTCTTCTTTAACTTCTTCGTAAAGTCTTTCAAGAATTTCATCATTTACTGGGTGTGACATATATATAACTCCTACCATGATGATTGATAGTAGAAGTTATCAAAGCACTTTCCTGTACCTGACATTTTCTTTTCATAAGCAAATAACTTATCAAGAGTATCTTTGGTACGTTCTAAATCTTGAAAGTACCAATTATCATATTCAGCAGTTCCAAAGAAACAACCAATATTATCAGTAGGTAAAATTTTATTTGCTTTTGTTATGCGTTCTTCTTTATCTTCTATTTTAAGAATTTCATTAATTCTAGTAAGAAGTTCTTTTAAATTTTCTAAAGATACCCAATGACGATCACAATTATCATTTCCGTTTTGTACTTCATCTACAAAAAACTTATGTATAGCATTAGCTTTTCTCCAAGTTAGCAGTGGGAATACATAAGTTATGTGATTATAGGTATGGTCTATTGGAGCGTCTTGAAAACCAATAGCGTTCAAAGCATCTTCCAATGCTGATGATTTTTCGATTGTAACCTTTTTACCTTCTCGCATATCAGCGTAGTCTTGGTCGGTTGGTCGAATATATGAAGGTGTAGAAAAAGAACCTTCTAAATACATATCTAAACCCATTAGAAAGAATCCTCCATAGATAATTTGACTTGTCCAACTGTATTTCCGTTTATATCTCTGAGCCTTGTTTCAAGTTCCCATGAGGTATCTGGATCGACTACAGTTTCAATAGCGTTTGCATAATTTTTTAAAATGCGAGCAATCTCTGATCCTAAATTGGAATCAGAGAAAGCTGCATTATCAGTATTGATAGTGATATTTAAGTTAGTCATATTAAACACCTAACTTAGATAGTTTTGTAGGGTCGAAATGAATGTCTCTTTCAATTCCAACTCCTAAAAAGTTAGTAAAAGACTCTAACTGATCTAAGCTGAAATAACCTAGCTCTTTGTATTCTCCATCTACTAGACCAAAGAACTCTCTAGTATCTGGATTGTATTCTGTAGCATACCAAGTCCATGAGCTACAAGGATCAAAAAACTTTGCATAAGCGATTGCATCATCTCCTTTTCCGTCTTGGGAATATAAAGGAGGTAACTTCTTTTGAAGTTCTTTAGTTAAAAGTTTCATAAGTAGGATAAGTGACTTATATTATTAATAATACATCATAAATGATGTTATTGTCAATCTGCTATGATATATTAATAATATACTTACGATCTCACCATGAGTCTAATTAAGAATTACGTTCTTTTGATTCAGCAAATGAACTACGACCCTTTCAATCTTGATAAATTGTCCTCTGAAGATTGGGACGATTTAACAACTAAAGCTTTAAAAATTCCTGATAAAAAATTATATGAATTTCTTATTCTTACAAGATGCCAAATAAAAACTGAGCAAAATAAAAGGGCTATTTAAAGCCCTTTTTCTTTTTTCTGGAATTTTTGGTAAACTGCTTGTCTGCTTACTCCAAAGATTTCTCCAATCTCTCCATAAGTCAAACCTTTAGATCGTAAAGTTTCCATTTTAAACATATCATCAGAGATGTGTTTATGATATAAAGCTCTGGTGAATAAACTTAAATTTAATTCTCCAAACTCTTGAATACATTTTTGACAAAGTAACTTGTAAAGGTTTTCGTCTACTGTTATTTTTATTTGTTTATTTTTCATAATTATTTAAACCTTTTTTTTTAGTTTGATAATATCTTTTAACCAACTCAAACGAATGGAGCATTTCATTTTGCATCACTGCTAATTTTGTTTCCAAATTATATTGCTCTTCAATAATATCCTCATATCTCTGTAAAAAATCCGCTTTAATGGCAGACACATCACATAATTTTCTTTGGATCGTTCCTAATTCTTCAAATAAATCCTCATCATTTGATATGACTCTATTTGATAAATTAGACATTCGATTCAAGTCCTCCCCTGCTTTAATCATTTCAGGGTCGGTTGCTTTTCTTTCTTTCATAGATCCTCGCTTACATCGGGTAAATCTTTCACAGTAAAATATCCGCACTCCTCAGAGAGACTTGATACTGTATCTTCTTTTGGGTCGTAGTCTTCGTTTTGAAACTCTACAGCTTCATAACCTCGATCTTCTACGAAATCTATTAAAGATTTTTTATCCTTAGTGCTTGCGATATGTCCACAAGCTCCGTAAGGATCAGCAATTAATAATACATTTAAAGTCATTAATTAACTCCTGCAAGTTTTATTCCATCATAAGGAGTAACGACTTCTTCAAACATTAAGTCAAAATCTTTTCGACCTTCAGCCTTTAATCTTTCATAAGAAGTTCTTTTGGTTATTCTTATAGATTGAAGCATTATTTCAAGTTGAGAGTCAGTAAGTTTAAAAACTCTCATTCTTTTGATTTTTGAATCATTCATAATTTTTTAAAATAAATGAAAATAGAGTTTATAAAAACTCTTTAAAAGTTTTAAAATCTTCAAAACTTTTAAGGAATTTTTGATAAAAAAGGAGGGGTTGTTTTTACCCCTCGTGATATTCTCGAATTTTCTCGTCTAGCTCTTTATGGTCAAGCTTTGGATCGAATAAACTAACTCCATCTGGAGTAGTATTTCTAGGATAAGTAAGATTAAAGAATTGATATTCTTTATAATTTTTACAAGTTTTTGCTAGTGCATAGCTTTGTTCATCGTTGTCCATGTACAAAGCCACGTTCCAAGTCTCATAATTAGTCCATCCGTTATAGCTCATTAGTAAGCTCCGATAAAGTTTGATAATAATTGTTTGTTAATGCGTTCAAGCTCTGGTAAATTCCAAAGCCTGAATAAATTATTAACGCAAAAATAGAAGAAAATAAAATTAATTTAGTTTTCATTTTTAGTGACCTCCTGATAATCAAAGTCGTAATAAAAGGGATCAGGGAAAAGCTTTTCTAGCTCCTCCCATCTTCCGAAGTAGTAGAGGTTTTCTTCTTCAGTCATTAGAAAAATAATCTCCTAACGATACGCTGGAAAAAGTTTCTCTTTCTCACTGTCAAATACTGGCCTTTCGGAAGTGTGTAAACTTCGTTTTTTGGTTCGCCAATTCTCAGAGATGAAAACATCGGCAAACTAGGCTCAGATAAAACTTGTACTTTGTGGATATACTGCGGTCTTACTTTTTCGAGTAGTTCGCAATAGTCCAGAGCGTCCTTTTGATGCTTGCGAATATTGTTTTCGCTTGCATCTTGCCAGCCGTCAAAAGCTCCCTTGTAGGTCATAACTGCATAAGTCATGTCAAAAATTTTTGGATAAGTGAAACAGATAAAAGGATAGTGATCTTTTATCTGTTAGCTGTTGTAGGGCTTCTGAGTGCGGTTGAGGAGAGAAAGAAAGCTAGTCATAAGATCTAAGCTCCTGATGTCTCTCTGGTTCAGCATGAGTGCAACAGCTAATAGATAAAAGAATCTTTTGCGATGTTTTTTTATCTGTAAAACTCTGCTGAGAAAATCAGTTTGTATTTCCGTGCTGAACTCTTTTTTGCTATATCGTAGGAGTTAGCAGTTTGTTGCTTATGTATTAATTATAGCAGTATGACATCAGGACTGCAACAAAGATGATACATACAGTGATGTCACAAGTGACATATTAAATGATTAATTATGACATCAGCATAACACATATGCTAGGGGGTAGTGTAGCAAATGTTACGTGCTATATGCTATGTCGAGGAACTTAAATATATTCTCGTAATCTTCGTTACTGATACAGAGTTACTATTGTTTTTGTTCTACTTTAATAGATAGTTCAGGTGCTTGAATATTGACTGTCTCTACAGACTCTCCGATAACTTTGCCTAATGAATCGAGTATTTGTGCTGCTGTTTGTAATTGTCCTTTTGATATAGCTTTGTTAAATAATCTAACTCTCATTGCTTGAAGCCTGGGAAGCATATTTTCTCTATCTTTATCCCAATCTTCGTTATTCCATTTCTTTACTTTATTCCAATCATTCCAAGCAGAAGTTTCTCCGATACCTTCAATTCTTGCGTGCTCAAGAACAAGTTGTCTTGTTGTCTTTCCATCTAACTGACGGGAGTACAATCTTTGAGCTCTTGCTTGTATATGCTCTTGAGTATTTGGAGCAAACTTAGCTCTTCTTTTTTGTTTTGCTTGCTGTTCTTTAAAATCTTCTGGAACGAAACCAGATAAGCATGATTCAGCCACGGACTCAATCAGAATAAGGTTAATAATTGAATGATAACCTAGAAAAGTCAATTTAGGCTATAAATAGGGGGTATTGGTTGAAAATTTTGTTATTTTTTAGTATATGGCTGTAAAAACCGCACCAGAAATAAATTTAAGATATGCCCAGGGCGAAGTTTTCAACAGTAATAAAAGATTTCGAGTACTTGTAGCTGGGCGAAGGTTTGGAAAATCTTACCTTTCCTGCATAGAACTACTCCGTGGAGCGATAAATCGACCAGGGGAGACATATTTTTACTGTGCTCCGACCTATCGAATGGCGAAAGATATTGCATGGAAAGAATTGAAGAGGTTAGTGCCTAAGATCTGGGTGCAATCTAAAAATGAGACCGATTTGAGAATAGAATTAATAAATGGATCAACTATTGAATTGAAAGGAACAGAAAATGCGATGGCTTTAAGAGGTAGAAGTTTATCAGGTGTAGTTTTAGATGAAGCTGCTTTTATGGATAGAGATGTATGGGCTGAAGTTATTAGACCAGCTTTAGCGGATAAGCAGGGATGGGCTTTATTTATTAGCACACCTGATGGAACTGCCAGTTGGTTTTATGATATGTGGTGTTTTTGTGGTGAAACCGATAGAGATGATTGGCAAAGATGGAGTTTTACAACAATAGAGGGGGGTAATGTTGCAGAAGAAGAAGTTGAAGCTGCTAGGGGTCAATTAGATGGAAGGACTTTTAGGCAAGAATTTGAAGCAAGTTTTGAAAATCTTACTGGGTTGGTTGCTGTTAGCTTTGCTGATGAGAATATTTCCAGTGAGTCTGTTGACTTACATTTAATGCCTTTGTTAATTGGTTTAGACTTCAACGTAGATCCGATGGCAGGAATTTGTGCTGTAAAACATAATGACTGTCTTTATGTCTTTGATGAGATCATGTTGACGGGTGGGGCAACAACTTGGGATTTTGCAGAGGAGGTTGTAAGACGATATGGGGTAGATCGAAGGGTCATTGCGTGTCCTGATCCTACTGGTAGTGCAAGAAAGACAAGTGGTGTTGGTGTAACTGACCATACAATTTTAAGAAGAAATGGATTTACAGTTATGAGTCCTAGATCCCCCTGGAAAATTAGAGATAAAATTACGGCTGTTAATACAGCTTTGTATGATGCGAATGGTGAAAGGAGAACATTTATACATCCTCGATGTAAAGAATTAATAAAAGCATTAAGGACGTTAACTTACGCTCCAAATACAGGTATGCCTAATAAAAACTTGGGAGTGGATCACGCTTTTGATGCTTTTGGTTATCTTTGTCTGCAACAATTTAACTTGGCGAAACCAGAGACATTAGGGCAGACTGCGTTTAGAATATACTAAGTTACTCTTTTTGCTTATGGCCTACGGAATGTCCACAACCAAGAAAAAGAAAAAGAAGAAAAAAGGAGGCAAGAAGCGTGGCGAATGTACCTGTCAATAAAGCGTTATACTCTAGGGTAAAAGCAGAAGCCAAACGTAAATTCAAAGTGTACCCTTCTGCTTACGCAAACGCTTGGCTGGTACGAGAGTACAAAAAGCGTGGCGGTACATATCGCACCGAGGCAAAGAAACGTGGCAAGAAGTAGTGGCGGTCTAACCCGTTGGTTCAAAGAAAAATGGGTAGATGTCAAAACTGGCAAACCTTGTGGACGCTCTAAAGGCGAAAAACGGGGCTACCCTGCCTGTAGACCAAGTAAACGTGTCTCAAGTAAGACACCTAAGACTGCCTCTGAAATGTCAAGTGCCGAAAGAGCACGTTTCAAACGTGAAAAAACAGGCAGCAAGAAGATAACATATCAACATAGACGTAAAAAAGCTAAGAAAAGGAGTTGATTATGGGAAAATCTGCTGCTATGAGTAGATGTGAAGGTTACATTTCTACTGTCCGTAAGGGCAAAAAGAAAAAATCTACTAAAAAAACAACAAAATCAAAGAAAAAATGACAAAAATCACAGATGAAATGCTCGATGCTATTGAAGCAGTCAAAGGAAAGCGTAATCCTGCACTTTGGGATCCCAGATGTGAACAATATATGAGAAATAACGGTAAAGATACTGTAAAAAAGTCAACAACAAGTTAAACTAATCTTAAATACTCTTTTTTCTTAGAATCATGGCAGTTTTCCGTGGAGAAGAAGGTTCTGTAAAATTTAAAAGCGGAACTGGAACTACATCAACAATCGTAGCTACAACAGGTTGGACTCTTGATATTACAAAAGACACTTTAGATGTCACAGCACAAGGAGCAACTTCAAGAGCACAAGTTGGTGGTCTTATATCTGGTTCTGGCTCAGTAGATTTCTTATATACTGCTGCTACAGGTGACACTCAATCCTTATTAGCAGATGTTTTAACAGTAGAAGATGCTGGTGATGCACAATTTGAACTATTTTTAGATACTTCT